ACGCGTACATGGAGGTGTTCGGCAGGGAGGTCGAGGGCACCTTCTACCGGCTGCTGCGCGAAGACCAGGACATGGCCGATCGGTACCGCGCCTCGCAGGAAACGAAGGCGATGCTCGAGATGGAGAAAGCCGTCGACATCATCGACGACGACGCGAATGACACCCTCCCCGGCCCCAAGGGCGGCGAGATACCCAACATGGCCGCAGTGCAGCGATCGCGCCTGCGTTTCGAGGGGCGGCACAAGATCGCCGCCGCTACGTTCCGGCGCCTGTACGGCGACAAGGAAGCCAAGACCGAAGTAACCGTGAACATCGACCTTGCTGAGCGGCTCGAGCGCGCCATTGGCAACGCTCGCGACCGGAAGGTAACGCCACGCCAGATGAGTCAAGCCATCGACGCGACGTACACAGAAGTAAAGCCCATGGACACGTCGTGGATGGACGAGAAACCAACTGACCCAATCTGGAGGGAAGAGTCATGAAATCTTTGATAGTGGTGCTGGGGCTGCTGGGCGGCCTGCTCGTGGCGGGGGCGCAGATGAAGACGTCTGCAGCTGACGCGCCAGACCCGCTGGTGGACATCGTGATGGGCAAGGTCATTGTCACCGACACAAGCAAGATGTCTGCGTACGACACGCTCGAGGAGGCAGCCGTTCACGCAGCCCAGCGGCTGTACACGTGCTCTCAGTATTACGAGTGTTCCGGCATCATCGCGAAGCGCGAGTCCGACGGCAAGTTCATCAACGGCCCGGTGCGCTCTGATTACTCCGGCGACAGCGTGCAGGTCAACAATGGGCACCCCGTAGGCACAGAGGTCACTGCGTCGATCCACTCGCATCCCTGCCACGAGGAGACACACTACGATACGTTTTTCTCTCCCGAGGACCTGATGGGATTCATCATGCACAAGCAGATCGGCTTCATGGTCGACTTCTGCACCGGCGACGTGCACGAGTTCGATCCGGCGAAGGACAGCCCGGCGGAAACTGAGTTGCCCAACGACGAAGGCACGTTCGCTACGCACGGCCGCATCGTCGGGCACATCGTGGTAAGCAAGTTCGTCGTCGAACCCAACCAGGGGTTCTGATGGGCGCTCCTCGCAAAAAGGAGCAGCCCTCCTCGGCGGAAGCCGAGGCGAGACTCATTGAGCAGATCGAGACATTCTACGACGACCCGGTCGGATTCGTATGGTTCGCGTTCGACTGGGGACAAGGAGAGCTGGCAGATGAAACGGGTCCTGACCAGTGGCAGGTGGAGCTCCTCAAATCCATCGCTGCGAAACTCAAAGGCGATCCCGATTGCAATATCCGCGAAGCCACGGCTAGCGGACACGGTATCGGCAAGACCGCCGCCACTGCGTGGCTCATTCTATGGGCTATGTCTACTCGGCCTCATCTGTCGGGAGTCATTACCGCAAACACTATGTCCCAGCTGTCAACGAAAACTTGGCGTGAGCTTGCCCTATGGTACAAGCGCGCCATCAACCGGCATTGGTTCAAATGGACGGCTACGAAGTTCTGGCACGTTGAACATCCCGAGACCTGGTTTACTTCCGCTGAGCCTAACACCGAACACAACTCTGAGGCCTTTGCCGGACGCCACGCCCGTTACAAACTCATAATCTTCGACGAGGCTTCCGCCATCCCTGACAAAATCTGGGAGGTAACCGAAGGCGCGATGACCGATCCTCGGTCTATATGGTGCGTGTTCGGGAACCCCACCAAGAACACGGGTCGCTTCAAGGACTGCTTCGGCCCGGATAGTTCCCGGTGGGGAACTAGACACATCGACAGCCGCACGGCCAAGATGACCAACAAAGCTGAACTCGAGGAGTGGATAAAAGCCTATGGCATTGACTCCGACTTCGTACGCGTACGTATCCTGGGTCTGTTCCCTCGATTCGGAGCAATGCAGTTCATTTCGACTGAGTCAGTGGATCGCGCCATGCTCGGTGAAGTACCCTTTGAAGCTTACTGTCTGGTGCCTATCGTGCTTGGCGTGGACGTCGCACGTTATGGCGACGACAAATCCACAATTGCCGTTCGGCAGGGGCGGAAGCTCCACGAAGTCAGGAAGTTCCGAGAGCTGAACACCATGCAGCTCGCCGCGCAGGTCGTGGCGTGCATGAAGGATTGGGGCGGCGCCGCGGCGGTCTTCGTCGACGGTGTAGGGGTGGGCGCCGGGGTCGTCGACCGGCTGCAGATGATGGGCCACGGCGTGATCGAAGTGAACGGCGGCGAGACCGCCTTCGACGACACCCGCTACTACAACAAGACCGCCGAGATGTGGGACCGCATGCGGGACTGGCTCCGCGGAGCCGATCTCCCCAGCCAAGACAGTGAGTTGCGTCTCGCTCTCATCGGGCGGGAATACTACTACGACGACAAAGAGCGTATACGGCTTGAGAGGAAAAAGGACATGAAGAAGCGGGGACTCGCGTCCCCCGACGAGGGGGATGCGCTGGCGCATACCTTCGCGGAAGAGCTGGGCGACCTCGTTCGTAACAGCGTCGAGCCAGAGGAAGAAAACTCAGTCGAGCCAACGGCTTGACGCAACTCGGAGGTAGCGAAATGTCAGGACCCAAAGTAACAGACACCCACGCCGTCACCCAGCGGTTGACCCCTGGGACCACCATGGCGCACTACGGACCCCACATCTTCTCGATCGTCAATCGCCAGACCGGCGAGGAAGTCGAGCGCGTGGAAGGCTTCGGTGCCGCTCTGGCCGCGCAGGCCAAGTGGGACGCCTACGTGAAGGTCAACGGCAGCAAAGGCTAAATGGCCCTAAATGCCCCGATGGACGAGTTCGTGGCGATCTTCCAGTCTGTGCACACGCACAGGGTGGCGGCCTATGACCTCAAAACGGCGGCGGCTATCGCCGCCGCTCTCGCGCAGACGCATGGGTGGAAGCTCATGAGTGTGCAGACCGCGGAGTCCCTGAAACAGGAGCAGAAGTGATGGAGAAGACCCGGTTCTACGTGGGGGAGAAAGGCAAGGACCCCCTGACCGACTTCAACGCGCCCCAGACCGGGGAAAGCCACGAAGAGAAGGCCGTCCGACTCGAATTCTGGATGGCCAAGCAGATCGGCACGGACCTCGTCCGGGTCTACCCCGGCCGCCAGTGGCACGTGGACGTCGACTCGAGGAATCGGGTCATCGTCATCTCCTGCCCCTCGCTCAGCAAGCGCGAGGGCTACCGGCTGCACATGAAGCGGGACACCATCGCGGAGCTCCTGCCCCGCTGCCGCCGCGCCGCCGGAGCGATCCTCGAGCGCTTCAACGTAACCCGCAGCCGGATCATCGACCCGTACACCTTCGAGGGCATGACGCGCGACGCGCGTGACGACGTGGTCTGCGAGGACCGCAAGGACACCGTGGAGAGATGGAATGCCCGAGCCCACTAGAAGCAACGAAGACATCGGCGAGACCCGCATGGCGGGCAGCGCCGCTGTCATGGTGTCGGACCCCGTCGACGGGTATTCACGCACTCCCGCTGACCTGCCTCCGGGCGAGAACCCAGCCGCCGCTGGCAACGCCCGACCGCCGACCAACGGCATAGGCGCGGCCGACTCCCCCGGCGGGCACGATGACGCCTGGGCCATCGACAAGGCCAACGCGTACTACACGATCGGCCGCAGCTACATGGACTCCAACATCACCCTAGGGTGGGAACGGAATCTGTATCACTTCCGCGGCGAGCACGGGCCGACCTCGCCCTACTCCCGCCGCGAGTGGCGCCGGGCGCGCACCTTCCGGCCCAAGACCCGCGCCAATGTCAAAGCACAGGAAGCCGCCCATGCATCTGCCGCGTTCGCTACTCAGGATTATCTGGACTGCACAGCAACAGATCCGACGAATGAGAAGGAAGTTATATCGGCGGCGATAAACAAGGCTCTGGTGCAAAAGCGCCTCGAGCTGGTGCCGTGGAACTGGTTCGTGACGGCGCAGGGCGCCTTCCAGGATACCAAGACCTACGGCGTCTGCATCTCCCACCAGTACTGGAAATACAAGCAGGTCACCGAGGTGGTGCCGGCGTTCGACGACACGGGCATGCCCATCATGTCGGAGGACGGCCAGACCCCCATGGGCCTCGAGAAGAAGCGAGTCGTAGCGGACATGCCGGTCGTGGACCTGATCCCACCGGAGTGCATGCTCTTCGAGCCGACCTGCGACTGGCGCAACCCCGCGCAGTCGGCGAGCTGGCTCGTCTACCTGATGCCGCTGACCGCCGGCGACGTGCTCGACATGATGAACACCGACGACCCGAAGACGGGCCGTAAGGCGTGGCGCCCGTACGAGCTCGGGCAGATCCTGACCTGCTCCAAGGAGCAGATCGACAACCGCGTGCGGCGCGCTCGAGAAGGCCGCAACCGCATCGACCCGGTGACCGAGCCGGCCGGCGACGAACACACGATAGTCTGGGCGCACCTCAACGTGGCGCGCGAGGGCGGCGTGGACGTGGCGTGGTGGACCCTCGGCACGCAGCTCGTCCTGACCGACCCGTTCCCGCTGGTGGAGGAGTACCCCCACCTGCAGCCCGGTGAGCGGCCGTTCACGATCGGCTTCTCGGTCATCGAATCGCACCGCAACTACCCCGATGGCGACGTCGCGCAGACGGCCGGCCTTCAGGAGGAGATCAACGCGGTAGCCAACCAGCGCCTCGACAACGTGCGGCTGGTGCTCAACAAACGCTACTTCATCCGCCGCGGCAGCCAGATGGACCTCGAGGCGCTCATGCGCAACGTGGCCGGTGGCGCGGTGATGACCAATGATCCCGAGAAGGACGTCCAGGTTGTCAATACGCCGGATGTCACCAGTTCTGCGTATCAGGAGCAGGATCGCTTGGCCCAAGACCTCGACGACCTGGTGGGCGGCTTTGGTCAAGCCTCAATCAAGGCGGGCGGAAAGCAGATGGACCGTTCAGGCAGCATGGACGTCCTTCAAGGGGCTGCCGGCGCGGTGCAGGACTACGGCATCAAGATCTTCTTCGAGACGTGGATGCAGCCGGTGCTCCGG